CAAAGCGGCTGGGCTGGCATCGGAACTTCTAGATTGGGCATCGGACGAGACACATAAATTTGAGATTCTAAATGAAGATGGTCATACGGTACAGTTTGGAGCAGCGGGTATGGGTGATTATATACTATACACATTACTGAAGGACCCACTGGCAGATAAACATCGCAAAGCGTATCTGGCGAGGGCGAAGAAGATAAAAGGTAACTGGCGCTCATCGCCGTACTCTGCCAATTCATTAGCGATAAAGATACTATGGTAGAGCGTATGATAGTGCCCATTGTATCAATGATATCCATTCTATGAATGTCATTGATAATCAATTTTGTTAGAAATCCAGCAGACCATTCAATTTTTAAGTGATTCACATCAATCGCGCGTTGAGGGACTTCTTGCCGCCAGCCATAGGAGCCGCAGCGTGGTGGCGACCACCGTCCATAGCGGGCGCCTCCGCCGGCTTGGACTTGCTGTAGGCACCCATCGCCTTGTGGGCGATGTTCGCCATACCGTGGAAGGAGCCGGCGCCAACAAGGCGGTCCAGTTCTGAGCGAGTCGCCATCTGGGCGAGGGGCGCCGAGATGATATCCTGTTCCGAAAGTACCCCTTTAATGATGCGAGACGAGCCACGGATAGACTCAAAGAAGCCAGAGTTGGCAGTAATGACGTATAACTGAGGTACGACCGTAAAGTCGGACTGATTGAACACTTGGAGATTGAACTGGAGAGTGAAGTTACCCACCAAGGAAGGGGCTTGTCCCGACTGGAGAGTAATGTCTTGGGACGGCTTGAGCACGAGGATAGAGCCGGCGAGCGGTACATTCGCACCCTGCTGGCGTGTCGTGAGGGCGACAGTGCCGGCTGTTGCGGTGTTAGGGGTACCATGGTTCGCCTCGGAACCCTTGCCGAGACCGGACCACGCAGCCCAGTCCATATCCAGACCGTTCTTAACGGACATATTGTAGAGTTCTTGGGTTGTAACAGACGAGAGGAGACCCGAGAAGTTATCAAAGTTCACGCTGAGAGGGCGGTAGTTGACTGTCTGACCGGCAGTTGGGGAACCAATAGCGAGGTACCAGTCACCCTGCTGGTAATCGGATGCGGCGGAGCCATTGCTGCCCGTAAGTCCGACCGAGGGGATATTGTATCCACCAACCGGCTTGACGTAGATAATGAGGAGATCGGGGATAGTTGGGAGCGTGATGGTCTGGCTCTGTAACTGTGTAGAGGCACCGGGAGCGAGTGCCGCACCGTTAGACGCATTAGAAATGTAACGAGGGAACTCCATGTATGGTACGACCGACTTAGGTGGGAGAGGTACATCAAGGGAGGGAGTGAGGAACTGTACGTTGAGTGTAGTATTCTTGAATACTCCACCGGGTACGGATGAGTTGAAGGCGAGCGAGCCGGGGACAATCTGGCGTCCGTTCTGCCATGTGCTACGGAATGTACGTAACTGCGACGCCGGCTGTAAGTTAGCAACCAACTGAATGTTATTGATACCGAAGAGACCCGTCTCCCATTCGCAGTGGTCCGAGAAGACAAAGGGTGAGAGGACAATTGGCTCAGTCGCCTCCCAGTAGACATAGACTGGGAGAGCGAAGCCGCCGGGCTGGACGGAGGCACCCGTGACGGTGACCACCGGGACACCCGTAGAGCACGAGATAGCATATGTAGCACCGCTCAAATCAGTACCACCGCTGTATGTGGCGGGGTTGATATTACCAGCGGCATCTGTGAACCAGAGCGATGGGTAGGCACCATTCTGGACATTGTCATAGTCTGTGCCGTCGTTGTAAGCGCCGAGGGGGTTGTTGTTCGCACCGAAGGCATCGTTATACGATGCATACTTATCAAGCATAGTTGGTGATGTGCGGACGAGGCGATTCTTCTTGTAGTCCGTGAGACGGAGTACCTCCTTGAGAACATCTTGGGAGTTGAGAATGACCGTTGTATCGTTAATCGTGGCTTGGAGTGTGGCGCAGAGGGAGTTAATAGGGAAGGCAGTGAGGGCAAAGTCCAGACCGGGGGCGATAACGACGTTACCAGTAGCCCAACCCGCCGAGGAGAGACCCGTAGCGGGCACGCACTTCTTGACGCTGAACTGCTGGTAGCAGCCAACGGACCACTGTACCTTACGATCTACGAAGACGTTCTCTGATGGCACATACACGTTAAACGTCATCTGCGACTGGGTAGCGGCAATAGCGTTGAAAGGAGCATTTGTCAGACTCAACGCACCTTTCTCTACGGCATACTTAGGGCGGGACTGGACAATACGACCGTCCATGACTGTCATCTTTTCTATGTCGGCCGACATCGGATTTATAAATAGGGAGACGATAATAATTATAGGATTATAAAAATTGACCCCCCCCCCTTTCGGGCTTCAGAATGCCGGACTATTCAAAAGGCAAGTTTTTTTAGGATTTTCTAGATATGATTGTATTTGCCAGCGGCTCCCTTCCTTCTAAACAAAATCTTTATTGTAACCGTAAGAGATTGAACATATTGACGGGATAGAGTTGTCCGTCAAGGCGACCACGCCACCAGAGTTGAATATCAATATTACGGAGTTCTCCACTGCCGGCAATATCGGCGAGACGGTACTCGGCGGTTGGCTGGTACTGTACGAAGTTACGGTAGATATCAGCACCTAGCCCACCAATATCCAACTCAAGGTCTGTAATGATAGGCTGGAAAGCGGACGGTGATACAACGCCGGACTGACCGATATCTCCAGAGCCTACATTTGTAGGGTCGCTCTGGGCTTCCTTTACGACTGGGATTAACTGTGAGGTGAATACAAGATTGGCAATCGGTGACCACATAGTATCTACGCATGAAAAATCCTGAGTAATCACCCAATAGACTTTCTGGTAGTTAATAGTGCCGCCGCCGGGATACACGGCAGTTCCAGAGGGCACAAATCCTAGAGGTGGAGTACCAGAATAGGGAGCGAGACGGTAATCGTTGACATTCGTATAGTTTTTGTTATTGAATAAGATTTCGTATGTAGCACCATCTACGTTTGTAAGAGAGGGTGCTCGCCACGTTGGAGTACCGGGCACGTTCTGCGCAGTAATAGGCACTGGTACGGTGAGTGTATTCCAATAGAGGACCGAGAATCCATTCATGAGACCGTATGTATTGCTATTCATAAACATACGGCAGTAGGGACTGACGGTAGGTGTGCCGACGGTTGTCTCATTCGTAAATGTCGTGAGACGCTGTCCCCAGCATGAACTATCCGCATAGAGAGATAGTTCTCGGTTTCCGGACTGTCCATTTTCATTGTAGATTAACTGGGGCATAAGTCCTACACCGTTACACCAATCAGTGAATGAGGCATACGGTAGAGCATCGTCCGTAGCATTCGTCCATGCGGTAACAAACTTGTTATAGAGTTGTATCCACGCACTAACGAGAGTAGTATTGAACTGGTTGACAACATAGGAATAATCTAGAGCCCACCACCAACGATTTGCAAGGTCTTGGGAGTAGATAGGACCGGGTTGAGGAGGTGGTGCTACAATAGAATTATTAATCTGAGGGAACCACTGGAGATACACTTGAGGACTCGTAACACTGATCGTAACCGTTCCAGCCGTTACATTCCAGATTTGCTGGTATGAGAGTGTAAAAGAATAGACTGTATCAACGCTACCGTTATCAAGGTTGAACACGGAACCGTTGGGAGGAATATATGTCCAGTATGTATTGCTTGAACCTTCGGATGGCGCATTTCCAGACGAAGCAGTATTACCAGTAGCACACGTATAGACTAGACCATCGGAATACAGTACAGTATTTCCTACAACATAGACAGTGCCGAGCGCCCATTGGGGATATGATGGTAGTGTAGAGAGTACATTCCAGTAGGGTGTAGTTGGTGGGGGATTATTTGTAGATGCGACAACGCATGTATAGTTAGAACCGCCGTACGATACGATTGTGCCGGGAGTGTATGAAACTGTATAATCCCATGGTGTTGCCTTCTGTAGAGAGTAAGAGATAGGGGTGAGTTCTACGCTTGGACAGAAGAGAGGGAGGTCTAAGTTAGCACCGTTCATAGAGAAACGAACAATACTAAAATGATAATCAGCAACATTACGGAGGAGTGCCTTATCACGAGTCTCGTTGAAACGGACTTGCGGGTCAAGGAAAGCGACACCGTTATTCTCGTCATACTGGGTATTATTCACGATGGTGCCGTTGTACCATAGGTAATCTGGCTCGTCGGCGATACCACCCGATGACTCAAGTCCGCCACGATAAAAGGGCATTTCTATATGAGGGTCGCATTTTATTTTTTCAGAGCATTATAAGTAAGACCAGCAACAAAGTTATCCGGTGATAATCCGCTGCTCCGGACTGCCGCATCATACTTATCAATACTCTTAGGAGCGTAGAGTAGCCGTGCGACTGCGTGTCGTCCGCACGTAGCGACATTCCTACCGCTACTCTGG